ACCTCTCCTGTCCTAAGTGTAATTCGCTGGTGTTAGTTTACTCCCCAAGTTGTCTTGATGGACCGATAAACTTAATACAAGAAAAGTTCCGGCAAGAGGGAAATAAAAAGAAGTATGCCCGTGGAAAAAGGAGTCGCTACAATGAAACGTGATGAAATTTTAGATAAGGCAAACGAACTTATCAACGGACAACGCGCCAAGGACTACGGCGATGCGTTTGAAAACCACAGTCGTATAGCAAATGGCTGGAATGTCATAATGAACGGCGCTTTGATAAGCCACGGCTACCTGACAGAACAGCACGTTGTTTTGATGATGGATTGGGTAAAGACGGCCCGCCTTCTGCAAACCATAAACCATGAGGACTCTTGGTTGGATAAAGTTGGGTATAGCGCTCTTGGGGGAGAGTTTTCTGGAAAAAGCGAAGAACTTGATAATCTCGGCATAGACGTTGGAATGCTGAGAGAAGTTGAAGCAACAAAAAGAAAGATGAATAAATGAAGCTGAAAATAGCCAGCCCCTCCTTGAACTCAGAATGGGTTCCCCCAGCCGAGTTACCTGATCTTACCGGGGCAACTACTATTGCCATCGACGTAGAGACAAGAGACCCCAACATAAAAAAGAACGGCCCCGGTTGGGCTGTTGGAGATGGCGAAGTGGTCGGCTATGCCGTCGCTACCGCCGATTGGGCTGGCTACATTCCCACAAGACACCGTGGGGGTGGAAACTTAGACGAAAAGATAGTCAATCGCTGGCTCAAGAAAGTCTTCGACTGCCCTGCCGACAAGATCATGCACAACGCACAGTACGACGTGGGCTGGATCAAACGCATGGGCTTTGAGATAAACGGACGGATCATCGACACGATGGTAGTCGCGTCCCTGTTAGATGAAAACAAATTCTCCTACGCACTAAACTCTCTTGCCTTTGAGTATCTGGGGCTCGCAAAGAACGAAAGCCTGCTTCGGCAAGCCGCCAGCGAGTTCGGCTTTGACCCCAAGGCCGACATGTGGAAAATGCCCGCAATGTATGTTGGGCCCTACGCCCAGACAGACGCCGAAGTTACCCTGCAACTCTGGAACTATCTAAAAGTAGAGATCGGCAAGCAGAACCTTTGGAATATTGTCAACCTAGAGCTAGACCTACTGCCATGCTTGGTTAACATGACATGGCGCGGTGTTCGCGTGGATATGGACAAAACCGAAAGAACGCGCGACGCGATCCTAAAACGAGAGAAATTAGTCCTCAAAGACATAAAAACTCTAGTTGGCAGAGATGTAGAGATATGGGCGGCAAATTCTATAGCAAAAGCCTTCGATGACCTCTCCATACCGTACCCAAAGACAGAAAAGGGTGCGCCGTCGTTTAAAAAGCAGTTTTTGGCAGACCATACCGAGAAATTACCGCAATTAATCGTCCAAGCGCGTAGCTTAAACAAAACCAGCGGAACTTTTATCAATAACATCCTAAAATTCTGCCACGGAGACGGTCGAGTGCATTCGCACATCAATCAGATCAGAGGCGACGATGGCGGCACGGTTTCTGGGCGCTTTTCTATGAATAATCCCAACCTACAGCAAATCCCGGCCCGCGATCCCGAAATTGGTCCACTGATCCGGTCTTTGTTCCTTCCAGAAGAGGGAGAACAGTGGGCGTCAATAGATTACTCGCAACAGGAACCGCGGATCTTGGTCCACTACGCTCATGTCTACGGAAAAAGCAGGGACGTGCCTTTAAGAGGTGTAGATGAGTTTGTAACCAGCTACCGAGAAGATCCGAACATGGATTTTCACACAATGGTGGCAGAAATGGCGGACATTCCTAGAAAGCAAGCAAAAACTATCAATCTGGGCATGATGTACGGCATGGGCGTCGCAAAACTGGCGGATCAGCTAGATATTGAGACCTCAGAGGCCAAAAGCTTGGTAAAGCAGTACCATGACCGCGTACCTTTCGTAAAAGGACTGATGACAGGCGTCACAAACCGTTTGAACAGCAAAGCAAGCGGTGGAGCGATTAGTTCCATCCTTGGGCGCAAGTGTAGGTTCAATCTTTGGGAGCCCGACTCCTTTGAAATGACAAAAGCCATGCCGTACCAAGAAGCAATCCTAGAATATGGTGAAACATGCCGTCTCAAGCGGGCTTTTACATACAAAGCGCTAAACAGACTTATTCAAGCGTCCGCCGCGGATATGACCAAGAAAGCCATGGTAGATTTGTACAAGGAAGGGTATCTTCCGATGCTTCAAGTCCATGACGAACTTTGTATGTCAGTAAAAACCAGAGAAGAGGCCGAAGCTATTGCCAAGATAATGGTAAATGCGGTAGTCTTAGAAATCCCTAGCAAATGCGACATTGAAGTAGGTCCAAGTTGGGGGGAAGCTGTATAGCTTTAAGCGCACTGCTCGTCCGCGCACTACTTCTAACTGCCCTTTTGTCCGGCTAGGTTTCGCACTGCGACGACAAAAGGGTTTTTTCTTGCGAGTTCCCATAAACTCCTATATACTCTTACTGATAAAGAAAAAAGGTAAACCCAATGGATACTACAAAATGGAAAAGCGTTCTTGTGCCCATTGAAGTGTACAAGGAAATTAAAGAACACTCTGTTGTTAACGGTAGAACAATAAGTGGACAACTTAGAGTTATGTTTGAAGTTTATTCAAAAAGTAAGGATAAAGCTATTGACGCATCCCATAAAATCGCGTACAAATAGCGCAGACATTCTCCAAATGTTTGATAGCACAATCGTTAAAGCCCTTAGTCACATGTCCTGACTAAGGGCTTTTTCGTGTGTAAACTATTTACTTGACATTATCCCATACCATATTTATTCTGTATTCATTGGAACAGGAGAAAGTCTAATGTCTATGACAGCGAAAATCAAACTACGGGATGTTGACAACTTAGTTATATCGTCCACGTCTATAACAGCGGACCATTACGAAGACGGCCCCGATCCCGACGAATTTCTTAAAAACGCTTGGAAGATGGCCGATCAAATGGCAAACCACCTATCGTGTGCAGATGAATGGCGCTTAACCTTAACATTCGATTTAGATCTGCGGGAAACTTTTGAAGAGATTATGGCAAAGCGGGGGAGATCATAATGGGACTAGATATGTATTTAACTGGGGACAAGTTTGTTCCAGAAATTGGGTGTCAGGACAAATTACCGAGGGCCAAGGTCGATAGTTATCCTGTCGAGAGCCTGCGTTTGCAGATGGGATACTGGCGCAAGCATTGGGCTCTGCACAATTACATCAACGATAACTACTGCGAGGATGGTTCAGTTAAAATTGAGTTGGAGTCGGACGATCTGCGTAAGATTGCTGATGCCGTGGAGCAAGGTGATTTGCTGGACGCAGGCTACCGAGAGGAGATCGATGCGTGGCACAAGGAGCCGGAGAAAGTAGCGGAGACCTTGAAGATGCTACGGGATGCAGCCGATTGGTTGGACAAGGAAGACAACACTTGGAAGTCTGTCGAATACTATGGGAGTTGGTGATGGAGGATTATGTGTTCGAGTTAAAGTTCAACCACAAGAAACTGCGACAGCTTCGGCATCGCATTGTTTCTGTGGTTAATCCTGCACGGCGTGTGTCTCAAACTGAGGTGGCAGATGCGATAGGTATATCTCAGTCGATGTTGTCTCAGTATGAGCGTGGACCCTTTTTTCCACCTCGTGATATATTGGAGCGTATAATTAAGTACTATGGTTCCAAGCGCACCAAGATGTCCGTTGATTTTTGGGAGAACGTGTAGTTATGGGACGTATGAAAGAAGATTATGTGTATGTTTATTATGTTTTAAACAAGCTGGATGAGATTGCTCAAGCGGATACCGATGAGATGATGACATCTCTTGTCGATTTTAGAGATGAGTTGATATATAATCTGGGTGTCAATCAAAGAGTTAAACAACAGGAGGAAACAAAAAATGTATAAGAGTTTATTAATAGGCTTAGTATGTGCCTCGTCCGCGGTCCACGCTGAGACATACAACGTCAAGGCGCATGTGGTGGATGTCCGCCCAGTGTACAGACAGGTTACTTTTTCTGATCCTGTTAACTCATGCCGCAATGTATCTGTCCCTATGTACGGGAGCCGCGGACCATCTAACCCGATCGATACTTTGTTCGGGGCTGTGCTTGGCGGCGCGATTGGCAACCAGTTTGGTAGCGGTGATGGACGAGATGCCATGACTGTGTTGGGTGCTATCTTCGGGGCTGACGTTGCACAGAATGGCAACCAACAGGTGGTCGGGTATCAGAACCAACAGAAGTGTGACACTAACTACGTCCGCAGAGTTGAGAACGTCATCGATGGGTACGACACAACGTATTCATGGAATGGTTTGACGGGCGTGGCCCGAACTAAGAAGAAGTATAAGCGCGGCACACATATGCCAGTCAGGATATCATTTAACTAAGGAGTATATACTATGACTATGATTGCTAAAGTACCGGAAATACCTTTGATCACATGCCCCGAATGTTCGGGCGAGGGAACCATGGAGTTCGAGGTTCCAGTTCCCATGTCAAACTGCAACCCCTATGGCTACTTGGATTGCCAGACTATGGTCTGCGATAATTGCAATGGCGATGGCGAGATCGAGGGGTGGGACGATGACGATGAGTAAACCATTGAACCCTGCCCAGGATGCGGAGCTTAGATTTCTTCGCAACCAAGTTGATGGCAGAATTAATTCGTCACTCAGCAATGATCCACACTCGAATACAACTCAAGACTTGGATCGAGCGCGGCGTGAGCTTCAAACTTTTGTAGAGGGTTTGCGTCGTGATGGATACAATATCTGATAGATCCTACCAGCTTCGCCTCATTGCCCTTGGCATAAGGCGCGGCGTCCCCCCAGAAAAGATCGGCGCCGATATCCTAGATGCGGTGGCCGACTACCTTGATTGGTTAGAAGAAGAGTTGTGGATAGAAAATGAAAGACTACGAGATGAAGTACACCGAGCAAGAACTCGGGCAGGCGATGGCGAAGGTGGCGCCGTTGGAGAACAAGAGGATGATGGCTATATGCCGGCCGACACAGAGGCGTGGACCAGATATAGTGCTGACCGAAGACATGATCAGGTTCTATATGCTGCGGCTGATGAAGACCCGTCCACTCTGGACACTACCCATGCTACAGCGCCAGCTAAAGGTGAAGCAGTGCATGATAAAGACTTGGCTCATAGAGCTAAGAGGTCAGAAAAAAGTAATTAGGGAGAATGGCGAATGGAAAGTACTTTAGATACCACTAAGATGGAAGCTGTTGTGGAGATGAAATCATTTTCGGGCAGTGCGTTTGCGGTTAACTCTGCGGGTGAACAGATCTTTATCAACGCTCGGATCATGGAGCGCATGAACCTGAGAGAGGGGGGCTTGGTTACGGCTTATGTTCTACCCAACTATGAAGACAAGCGGTTCATTATTCCTTGGAGAGCGATGCGTGTTGATGTACCTCGTGACACCCCGCAGCAGACTTCGCCTGTTGTTGAGACAGAACCATCCACCCTGGATAACGAGATCATGCGCCTACTATGGGCTGACACTGAGACGGGTAGACTTTGGACTGACAAGGAGGTGTCCGATAAAATTAGTGCCAATGCATCCACGACATTAGACACTGCATCTCCAGCCGAATGCCACCGAGCATGCACCAGGTTGTACGAACGTGCTGTTATCTGCCGAGTTGATTTCAGCACCGACCCTACGAGGATGGGGTCTTTGATAATGTGGGCGGCTACACTACGAGACTTTGAGGACTGACTTGCGTTTGGGTCACATACCTTGTAGAAGTAATCAACAGGTGACATACAAGGAGACCATCATGCAGAACGCACCTACCAAAGAAGCGCCTAAGTTTAGAAACGTGGCCGTCCTGTTAGAGGATCACGCTAAACTTCACACGTTAGCCGACGAGGAACAACGCTCGATGGCACGGCAGCTATCTGTCTTGATAAGAAAAGCCTATGATGAAGGCGGGAAAGATGTTACATAATACATACGGGATGGGGATCCCGTGTCCTCTGACTTGAGGGTTTTACTTTGAATGACAAGAAGCGAGGCGGGGTGTTGGACACTATCCGCCTCGTTTTACGTTTCAGCCAGTGCATTCCCCGTCATCTGCTTGGCATAGATAGGCTTCATCATCAAAGATAAAGTCCCCTTGCCTACTGACAAACTCTCCCAGCCCAGCGTATGTCCGGCTCTCATGGAAGTGACACTTCTTACCTATCTCTTTTGACCTACGGGTTTCCACGTCAGCCCACCACTGCATTCTATCGGGGTGTTCGCGCCACATCAT